TGCATCTTTAGCTATTTTTTTAGCAATTTTTTCATCTTTACAATTTTTAGTAAAACGATATTTAACACCTAAAGTTTTTCCGATCGTTCCGTAATAAATATTATATGTCATAATAATAAACCTAAAATAAATAATAAAATACCACCTACTGAAGTACCTAATAAAGTTTTCTTCTGAGTGGATTTAAGTTGTTGAATTAATTTATCATCAACAGCAACTTTTTCTTTGTAAACATTCAATTCTTTGTTTTTAATAGAATCTGTTTTTACATAAAGTTGATTCAACTCTGTTAATGATTTAATCTCTTGTTTAAGTAAAGGATTTTCTATACTTAATTTACTATGCTCATTGAATATTAGTGCTGTTGTTTTTGCTTGCATACTGTCTAATGTAATCTGACAAGAAGCTGCTATCGGCACTGCTAGATTGAAGCATAATAGTATTAATCCTTTCTTGATAATATTTTTCATTTGTTACAATTTTAACATGAGTAGAATCTACAACTTTTCTAATACTATCTTTTTGTATGTTCAAAGAATCTATTTTATATTCTAACTCAGTAATTTTTTGTAATAAAATATCTTCTTTTGGAGGAGAACTCCATATTAAATATTGTTGTATTCCTAACAATATTACTAATAAAACTATTGCTGTCCAAATATATTTGTTCATTCTCCGGTATCAAATTTTTCTGGTAAAGTTTCTCTACAAAGTTTAACAATTTCTTTATAGTTCTTTTGAAATTCCTTTAGAAATTCCTTTAAATTAACGTTATCTTCTTCCCATTTTTTAGCTGTTCTATGATGACAAATTTTATTAAGACAATGAGAAAGAGTTAATCCATATAAAGTATTTCCTGGTTCTATTTCAAATTTACCTGTATCTCTTTTCTTAACCTTTTTCATAAACGTTAAATCATAACGTTCACTTTCTGGGTTAGAAAGTTCCATTATAAAATCAGGTTCTACTATTTTCATTGAATAATTTTTCAATTTTTCTATAAACAATTTTGTTATGTTTAGTTTTATATGTTTTATTCCAATTATTATT